TGTTTAATAAATTTGTTATAATAATTATTAAATTCATCTAAATTTATAGAAAAGAATATCCTATATGTACCATTAGTATTGTTCATTGACCCATCTGCTATCCAATTTCCAAATGTAATCATATCTAAATAATCTAATTCTATCTTATAATTTATTTTCTTTTGCCTAGTTGATTTAATGTCATCTATAAATGATTTTTTAAATTCAATAATATTGTTATTTGTATATTGTATATCTTCTAATGAAGATAATAATATATCATCTTTTTTTAAATATTCTGCTTCAATCCAATTAATTTCATTATCTTTATAAGTCAAAAATTTATGATTATTTGTACAATTAATTTTTTTATTACTTCTATCAAATGTTATAGAATACATCTCTCCATCATAATCTCTTTGTGTTGGAAAATTTACTTTCTCCCATACATTATTATGAGTTAAGACATAATCTTTATTTGTAATTTCTTGTATATTTTTTTCACCATTTAATGTTCTTACTTTTGTATTCGGCAAGAAACAAGCCGAAGTAACAATTACATCACTTGGATTAATAAATTCTTTTATAGTTTCAAGTGTTACTCTTGGTCTACTATATTTAAAATTATTAATTACAGCATCACTAATTAATCTATTTAATTGAACCATACCATTTTTATTTTTAGCCACAAACATAATATGATATACTTTTTCATTATATGAAATATATCCTTCAACACCAAAGACAAACTTAATATTATTTTCTTTACATAATAAATACTTTTCTGCCCAGTTAAAACTAATTCCATGTTCTGTTGAAACATAGACAGAATGTCCTAATTCCTTAATTCTATTTATATATTCTTTTGGGGAAACAGGACTATCTGCTATTATAGAATTAGAATAATAACTGTGACAATGGTAATTAATATATTTCTTATTCATATTCAATCTCATTCTCCCACAATCCAAGATTTACAAATCTAATTATATCTTCATCTGTTAATTCCATAGTTCTAACATCTCTAACATCATAAGGACTTCTTTCGTTTTCTCTTGCAATTATACTATCTACCCACCTTTGATATTCGCTTGGTTGTTCTCTTATAAATCTTTTTGCTTCTTCCAATGCTTTTTTAAGTGGATTTTCCTCTAACACGCTAGATAAATCAACTCTTCTTTTGGTGAGCAATTCCTTATTATATTCATCTACTAATTTATGATCATAAATTTTAAATGCTTCATCACATAAGTTGAATGGATTAAATTCATCTAATCTATTTTCCTTATGTAATATAACCAAGTCCTTGACAATTTCATTAATTAACTGTCTTGACAATGTATCAACATAATCACAGAATAAATCATATTCTTGATCTTCATCATCTGTATCTGGAATATTTTTAAACTTTTTATAATAATCATATGGATATAAATTTCTTAATCTTGCAATCAATACTTTCTCTACTTTTCTAATATTATAATCAGTTCCTCTATCTTTGTTTTTTTTATATATCCAACTTGTATAATCTAAATCTCCATTATAAAACCAATTTTCTAAATAATCTTCTAATTTATCCGGTACTTCAATTCTCGCATCGCAATCAAATCTATCATTATAGATTATTAATAATGCAGCTAAAATACCATGTATATTGTTCCAGTTAATATTTAATATCTTACGATATGGAGTTCCATTAACACTTGCTGATATATAACCTGCATTTATATCATATACACTATCATTTCTATATTTAATATATTCTAACTTCATTCTCCAACATAACACTTCACCATTTAATTCATATTTTTTTAATAACATATAACTCACATCCTTTCTAAATTTATATTTTATTATATCATTAAATTATAAATTTGTCAACACCATAGCTTTCCCAGTTGGAATATCTATAACCTGTGATTTTCTATTCCATATTTTTGCACTAGCTTCTAACATCAAATTAATCTTTTTCCCATATATTAAATCGTCTATCAATATGAAAAATCCATTTTTCCTTTGTATTTTATCCAACAATGATAATAAATATTCATAATTAAAACCATCTATATACCCTCTTAGATATGAATTAGGAGTAAATATAAATAATTTATTTTCATAAAATATGTCATCAATATCTAATAAATATCTTTCAAACGATTGATAATCTTTGATTATAACATTATTATTAAATAAATTATTATATAATTGCTCAAAGAAAAAACTTGCTATCTCCACATTCTTAATTTTATCATCTTGTTCAAACATTATTTTTCCATTCTTGTTAATAATAAATTCTGGCTTAGACATCAATATCATCTTAATGAATACCTTATAATAATTCTGTTCCAATATAACATCTCTATTTACAGATGATTTTAAATAAGAGTATTGTGTTTTAGAAAATATTTTATCAAATGTTTTAATTCCATTCTTTAATATCTTCCAATTTTTTATTCCTTTTAATGATAGCAATAATTTTTTATATTGCTTACTATCTGGATATGAAATCATCTTAGGACTACAACCTAAAATATTTGCTATATTATATCCATTACTATCTCCAACCAAATGTATTTCATTGAATGCACTGTCTTTAATTAATGGAAATATATTTATTGTTTTTGTTTTTCTTTTATCTTCAAATAAAATCATTTAAAAAACTCCTTGAAGTCAACTTCAACACCACTATTTATATTACTTTCTTCCCTAAATATTTTAGGTACTTCACTAATTTCCAAACTTTCCACATATTGTCTATAAATTTCACATCTATTCTTTTGTCCACATAAGAAAGAACAATAAAAACTATTTGATTTATCTATTTTTATAGGATTAAATTCCTTTTCTTCTTCCAATAATTTAAGTGATTTCTCTATAAATTCAATTAATTCTTTTTTATTTTCTTCACTATAAGGATAAACAACAATACCTTCTTCTATAATAAAATATTTTTTTAAATTATCTGGCAATTCTTTTCTACAATCACTAGCTAAATCTAAGTATAATTGATAGGCTTCGTCTTTTGAATACCCTTCTAACTCAGCAAATGATAATAGTTTTAATTGAAGTTTATTCCAAATATCCTTTCTATCTGTTAATACTGGTTTACTAAATCCATTCTTTTGTTTATAACTTGTCCACACATATTTAACCATATTCCAAGCTATATTATTAATTTTATATCCCATTTGTTCCAAAGCATAAGCATATAAAACTAATTGTCTTCCCTTATCTTGTAAATCCTTAGATTGAAATTTTGATGATGTTTTATAATCGTGAATATCTATTGTCCCATCATCATTAAATATTATTTTATCTATATATCCTTGCATCCAAATACCAGCTATATTAACCAAGAAATGCTTTTCATTTTCTGTTTTAACATTATCTTTTTTAAATGTATAAATATAATGTTGAATATTCCTTTGCATGTTTTCTGCTATAACATCACTTGGAAATTTATATCCTTGATTTATAATTTCTTGATACCCCAATAAATATTTTTGTTCAAAATCCTTAACATCTAATTCTCCATTATAAATCATTTCAACACATTCGTGTATTAATGTTCCAAGTTTTGTCCATATATTATCCATACCCCTAATATGATCTATATATCCAAGTTTATATTCATATAAGCAATTATATAAACTTGATAATCTGGAATAAGAATATACTTTAATTCCTTGTTCTTTTAATTCTTGAACCTTTTGTATTGTATCCACTATATCACTACTCCTTAATCTCTATTAATTTATTTTCTAAAATATATTTTACTTTATCAATATCTTCATCAAATATACAATTTTTTCTACCTAAATCACAATCATTAGCATTAATATATTTTATTTTATATTTAACAATTGGATTTAAACTAATTAATTTCCTTGCTATTCTCTCATACATCTCATCTGGTAATCCTTCATCTAATAACAATATCACTTCATTTGGATTTACTTTCTCAAATAATTTCCTTTGTTGTTTTGTAATATTACAAGTCCCTAATGCTACAACATTTGGAAATACCATTGAGTTAGCTTGAAGAACACTTTTTTCACTTTCAACAACATATATTTTATCTTTCATATATCTTTTGTTTTCACCTAAACCAAATAAGAATAAGCCTCTTTTATAATTAATTATTGGTAGGTATTTTGGTACATTACCATATACATTTTTATAATTAAATCTACCTAATAAACCAACTAAATTACCATCATAATCCCTAATTGGTATTCCAATCCTACTTGTTTCTTCATCATATATTAATCCATATCTATATTGAATTAAAGTAGAAACACCATCTTTAAGAAATAATTGTGAAATAGTTTTTTTATAATCCAATAAAATTCTTTCATCATATATTTCATAATGATCCTCGTCTTTATTTTGTTTTAACATATCTAAATAAGATTGAAATATAGATGATGTCATCTCTCTTTGATATACTAATTTTTGATTTGTAAAATCTTCTATAAACTTAAATGCTTCTCTATATCCACAATCTAGTTTATGCTTTACTAATTCTATTATATCTCCATCTAATCCTTTGCTCCAATATTTAAAAACAAGTGTATCTTTAAATAAACAACTTCCATTTGGAGAAGCACCATCATACCACGAGAACTTAAATTCTTTCTCGTGATTTGATATATTAGTAAAACCAAGTGCTTCCAATAACTTAAAAATATCATCTTCTGTAAATTGTATATTCTTAAATTTCATAACTTTCTACCTCTATTTTCATGACTTGGATAACAATATCCTAATTCTTCCCATTGATTAAATCCACCATTAAATTTATATGCCAATACAATTCCTTGTCCTGTATTTCTAGTCTTAGCTAAAAATACTAATTTAATTTTTTTATAATCTTGTCCAACTACTTGAACTTGCTTCATAATAGGTTTCCCTTGTTTATCTTTAAGTGGATTACCATGATTATCAAATGTTGGTGCTTCTATCTTAATGTCATGCTTTCCACCAGTAATTTCATCATCCCACATAGCACGAATTAATAATACCTCTGTTGCTGGTTCACTTATATGTTTTGATGTTGAAATATTATCCAGTGCAAGAAACCTAGTATTCAAATCACTTAATCCTAGTTGAACTGTTGCTATAATTGAACTATCTGTTCTATCTGCCAACATAAATAATTCTTTTGACATCTCTTTCATTTCTCCAATTACACTACCACTTGCACTATCTTCTGCCTTAAATACATCATATATAAATCCACCATAACCTTGTGCTACCAATGTTTCAATTATCATTTGTACATCTTCAATAGAATAATTAAATATCTTTGCAAACTTAATATATGGAACATATTTTGTATTTATAACTTCCATTATTTCCCTAAACATTGCTTCTTCTTTATTACTAAAATGTCCAACTTTTAATCTTCTTCTATCTAATCCTTCATCTCCAAATAGCTCATAAGATACTTGTGCTATCATTAATTGCTTAAACTCATTAATAGTTTGTTCATTTGAAATGATACAAGATTTAATTCCAGCGTTAAGCCATGCTTTCATTATTACAGCAAACGAAAATGATGTATTATGTGTTGGAATAAAATTATCTGTTATATATAATTCATTTTCATTTGATACTTTTATACATACCATTTCTACTTCTTTTCCTAAATCAACAACTTTAACCAATCTAATTTTTCTTTTTAATTGATTTTTAAAATATGCTATATTATGTGATTTTCTATCAACTCTCCAACCTAAACTTCTACCAATATCCACCATAATATCTAGCATTGGAACATTTTGAGTAACAACTTTATAGTGATCTCCTAAATCATTAACATCAGATGTACTATCTAACCAACCTAATAATAATTTTTCTCTATCTTTTCTAGTTGTATTCCATAACATTTGCTCATCAAAAGCCACATATGTTCTATTTGTTCTTAGGTTTTTGTATGTTTTAGTTGCAAATATTTTATTTCCACCATTACCTTTAACCCAATTCACTAACTCTTTTGAAAAATTTACTCTATATAATTCATTCCATATAGTTTCTTCATTTGTAGTTTTATGTAATTCTGGTGTTACTCCAATTCCTAAATCCATAGATGTCATAAACTTACTATGTGTTTTAATATTAGTAAACTCTAAATATCCACTCCAAACATTACATCTAGTTCCAAACATATATCCAATAGCATATAAATCATATGGACATCTATATATTTGATTTTCTGGTGGTTCATATGGTTTTCTTGGTAACATATAAAAATGTTTTTTTTGCTTCATTAAGTCCATAAATTCTCTCAATGTTTTTGTTACAACTTTATCATTCCTATCTAAAAATGTCCATAGATGTTCATCATTACATTCTACTGTACTTCCATCATCAAATATTAATTTATATAATTTCTTTTTCCCTTGTGGATAAATACCTAATACTTTTTGTCTAGTATATGGAATATCATTACTTGGATACCCCAATATAAGTTGTCCTAAATGTAAATCTTTTAATTGAACATATCCCTCTGGTGTCAATATTTTGCTTGTTATAGGTTGTGCTTTACCTTGATTGACATGTCCCCCAATTAAACTCAAACCTCTATTTAACCCCAATATTTCATAATTTAATAAAGGAGCTGTTGATGCAATACTTAATCCCATTTGAGTCCCACTATCAAACAATTCAAAGTCTTCGTCTGTTATAGTAAAGTCTTCTATTCTAGTTTCGCTTCCACTTTTAATAAAAGTATTGTTTAATTGATAACTAAAATATGCTCTAATTTCATCTGCTGACATTTGACTTATCTTTGCATAATTTCCTTTAATGTCAAACCCTTTTAATTCCAAATCATTGATGATATTCATTTTAATTATTTCTCCATAAAATCCATCAACATTATTTGGGTCTAAATTACTTGCTACTGTTTGGAAAGTTTCATATCCACCATAACCCAAAAACTTAGATTTGATAATTTCATTACTATCAATATAACTTAATACAGTTGCTTGGTCAAAAGTTGTCATTCCCTTTTCTATTAATTTACATCCAATAGTATAAAAGAATTTCGCACTTTCTGTTTCAAGAAATTTATCTAAGGCATTAATTCTTTTAATGTATTTCCCATATGTTTTTGGTCTACTCCACAAACAGAAAACAAAGTTATTTTCTATGATTTCTCTATTTCTAAATTCCATTCTATACCCCCTAAATAAATCTACTAATATCCACTCTTTTGTTTTTATCTAACATATCACTTAGTAATATATTATATTTATTATCTATTTCACTTGTTTCATTCTTTTTATTTTGTTCCTTAGTCCATAACTCCATAGATGTATTAAGTTTATCTCTAAGAATAACAAATATATATGCTTGTCTTTGAAATATAACTAATGAAGAAAGTTTACTTGATATGAAATCACTTTCTAATATTTCTCTTGTTAATTCAAAACAAAAACGAATATAATCATAATCTTGTTGATTTTCTGTTATTTCTGTTATAAATTTAGTTATATTATCGTATAATTTTCCTTGTCTTTTCAAACCATAACCAAGCATATAATAATAAATATAATCCTTTATATATGCACTTAATTCTCTTTTATTCATAATATCTACCTTCCTTTAATAAAAGAAAGTGGGATATTAGTTACCCCACTTCTAAATTTTAAATACCAAATCTATCAATAATTTCTTGTAAAGAAGTGATGTTATTATTTAATGGATTTTTCATATCAATTTCATACTCTCCTATAACTCCCATTAATTCTGTTTTAGTTGCAATAGGTGTATCATCTGATGCTCCAAATTGTTTTATCTTTGTTAATAATTCATTTAATTTCTCCTCACTTGCTTTTTTATTCTTTTCTCTTGTAGCTTTATTTTCTTTTTGCTCTTGTTCTACAAGTTTATCCATAGTTTTCATATCCTTGATATTAGCTAAACCCATAACACAATTTTTTAATGTTTGAATGAACACCTTAGCATCTAATGGTATTTGTTCTGGTACATTAGCAAATCTACTACCAGCTGCATAAAATCCATCTCCTCTAAATCTTAAATACCTTTCTCCTGTTATCATTCTTCCATCAACAACTTTATTATCATTTGTAATCATTAATATAAAGTCTGCATCATTGGCAAATACTGCATCATAATCTTCTGTTAAGTTTGAACCTAATATTTGATATTCTTCTTCATCTATTTTTGTTTTTAGAGTTTTAACCTTTGTATGTCCTATAAAGAAAATTCCTACACCAGCACCTCTTAATTTTTCTATTTGCTCTTTAATCATTTTCTTCATAAAGGCTCTTCCTCTGCCAAATCCACCCCAACTTTGATCAATACTATCACAAGGTTTCTTTGTCTTTATTCTACTTAACCTACAAGTTTCATCAATAGCTACATTAATAAATTCATCAACAGTGTCTATTGCTACTATTTTAATTCTTTCTTCTTCTGGGGTATTGATGATTTCATCAACAAGTTGAGTAAATACTTCCCAACCTCTATAAGTTTCTTCATCAATCATCATTTCTGGTACTATTGTATATGGAAATATATTTACACCATTGATTGCAGAATATCCTTTTTCAAAGGGGATAAGCAATCCTTTTGTGCTATCCCCATACATTTCTTCTACAATCTGTGCGAAAAAGCTACTCTTTCCTGCTTTTGCAGCTCCTCTAATTAAGAACACATAATTTTCCAACCCAAACTTAACTTCATTCTTTTTAATTTTACTTAAAAATCCCATTAGTAATCACACTCCTTTAATTAACTGAAAAACGCACCAAAGTTTAATTCACTTGAAGAACCTGTATTTTCTTCTACTTTATTTGTTTTTGTTTCTTTCTTGCTATCTTTTTTACCTTCATAAGCACCTACTGTTTTATATAATTCAAGCATATCCATAAACATATCTTCTTGAATTTCTTGTATAGGCATATTTGCATGTGGTTGAATTAAATAAGTTTCATCAATTCTTTCCATTGTCATTTGAAGTTTATTTCTAAGAAATCTATCTTTTTGATCTGGGAATAATTCAAGATATTGTATTTCTTCCTTAGTTAATAATTCCTTCTTTTGTTCTTCTGTTAATTCAATTTCACTATTACCTCTTTTAAAAGCAACTTCAAATCCAACAGATGCTATCTTTCCTTCTGGACATTCAAATCTACCAAGTATAAACGCTAATAACTTTTTATGTAAATCATTTGTTAAATCTAATTTATCAGTTCTTACATAAAATGTTTGTGGGAATAATATTTGTTCCACTGTACTTCTAGTATTTTTGTCTTGATTATATTGAGCTACATAGCCCTTAACTTCAACTCTGTTCCCCAATTCTTCTATTAATCTAGGATCAAAATCTTTTCCTTTTGTTATAGATGCTTTATCAACAGCTCCATTAGTAAAGAAAATTTGTAATTGTCCTTTGCAATATTCTTCATCTTCTTGATTTGTAGCAAGAGATAAATTTCTTACAACAAACTTTTTATACATAACATCTTTTTCTTTATTATATTGTAGTTGTAAAGTTCCTGTAACATAAACTTTTCTTCCTTTTAGAGTTTCTAAATTACTATAAATCTCATTAATCCATTCTCCCCCAAAAACAAATTCCTTATCATGAAATCTTTGCTTTTTAAAATTAGGAACAGTTTTAAATAATTCTTCATTCTCTAATTGCTTAGGTGTTAAACTAACTTCAACTCCCTCTGAATTTTTAAATTTGATTGGAGATAACTTTGTCAATCCAGTATCTTCATACATATCTCCACCCATTAAATCTAAAAATTGTGTACTACCATCAACATTAACTCTTAATTGTAATGAATATCCTTTCCAATTTGATGTCTTAGATATAATTTCTTTTAATTCTGGTTTATCCTTATAATCTAATACACCTACCATAGTAAATTGATCGTAAACTTTTCTTTCCATCTTATCACTTCTCCTTATTTATTATTGTTTGTTATATAACCTTCATCTACTAAAAACGCATACGACATATTCAAAGCATCTGCAACATCGTCGCTTTCTTGAATAATTTGTTTGTATGCCTGCCATCTTTTCATTGCAATTTTAATACTTTCTGTTTTTTGCAATGCTCTACCTTTCGCTGTTATTCCAGCAACTGTCTTCCAATGTATAACATGTAACATTACTAACTCTATTCCATGTTGCTTAGCCAATAATTCTAATATTCCAAATAATTTAAGTAATACACTTGTTGTATGGAAATTCTTTATTATTGGTGGCACTTGTTCTAATACCAAAACCTCTATATTATGTTGTACTATTAAAGCGGAAATCTTGTTATATAACTCTAATATTCTATCACCATAATCTGGATTTGTCAAGAGTATCTTTGAACACTCAACCCAATAGGGTTTTCCATCTCTTATATTTAATATTACATAACTTGTATTTATAGTAGCTTGATCTATAACAAGTATATTAACATTTTTTCTTTTCATTTATCAACCTCTAATTTACCAAATATTAATAATCTTCCAAAAAGTAAAATTAATTCTTCCTTAGTTTTATTTAACTTACTAAGATTTACCATTGATGTTTTCTTATTATAACTAACCAAATAATCTTGTGGAAGGTATGATTTATCTTTGGTTATTAAATACATGTACACATCTATATATTCATCTGGTAAACCATATCTTTTTAATTTATATTCTCTATAATGATTTCTCATTTGATCCATTACTCAATACACCCTAATATTAAATTAATTTTACTTTTAATATTTTCTCTTTCTTCTTCTGGAAATTCAATATCCATTACTTTATCTTCCATAGATTTAAGATGTGCTAAGAATTTTTCTAAATCTGTTTTAGGTACTTTACCTAATATCAATTTATATTTTTCTTTAAATTCTTCTATTGTTATTCTTTGTTGTATAAATTCTAATCTTAAATTAATTAATTCTTCATTTTCATCTATTTTCTTTCCAGTTAATAAAGATAATTCACTAAGTTTAAGATTTTCGGCTAAATCTCTTGTTGCTCCCAATATCATTAATTTAGCACTAGCCATTGCTCTTTTTAATCTATCTTTACTAAAATTAATAGATACTTCTTTTTTAAGTTCTCTAAAATCTCTTTTACTTGTAGCTTGTGCTTCAACTAAATTTCTTCCTATATTAATTTCATCATCTACTACAACTTCACTTTGAAATACAATTTGTTCTTTATTTATCATCTTCAACCATCTCCTCTTTAATACCAGTTAATTCCTTAAAATAAGGTAATGTTAAAATCCATTTACAAAACTCTCTCCATTGTGGTAATCTATGATTATATCTTTGTATATACATAGTTTTTAATTGTCTGTAATTTGTAGTAACACCAGCTGTTAATATTAATCCACTTGGAATAGCCATTAATAATTGCAAATAATTTTCTTTTGTTTTATTATTTAAATAATTATCTCTAAGAGATATAAACGCATCTATTATTTCTCTTGGTGTATTTTTATCAAAACTATTTTCATCCATATTAGCTATCTTATGCATGCAACTTTGTGATGAAATTATATCTGCAAAATGGTATCTTTGAAATTCTGTCCACATTTTATTTGGAATAGATAAATCAAATTGTACAACTATACCACACAAATAATTATCTTCTGCCGATATGCTATCTTTATTACCTAAATTTTTTCCTCTATTAAATGCTTTTATTGGATCTTCATTATCATTATGAGTTAATCTCATTGGAAATCCACTAACTCTTAAAGCATTATTCAATCCATAAACTATACCATGAGATACAATATCCTTATAATCTGATACTTCATATATATTTTTTAAATCCATTTTATCACACTCCAAATTGTAATTTATCTTCTCTAACATCTCTCCATAAATCTTTCCATTGAACACTATTTGTAACTCTTTTCGCTTCACTCTCTGATTTAAAATAATTTCCAAGATCATATCTTTTATTATCCATATATGTATTTTCTTCTATATCTTCGTGAACAAAAAAAATCTCTATCTATAAAATAATATTTTTCTTTTTTACTTGCTCTCCATCTTTTTATAATACCATATTTTTCATTAACTTCATTGACTTTTTCAAATATATATTGTAACTCTCTATCATTGACTATTAAAATATCATTATCTAGGCATGTATTAAGTCCTAAAATATATAATATATTATCTTGTGTTGAATAATCGGGAGATGAAAGACTGCGAATACCACAGTCTTCAAACTCACCTCTTTTTAATATTTCTTCATTTTGATATGTTATTCTCACAGCATATTTATCAAATACTGGTTGATGTTCAATTTTTAATACCTTTTCTTTAATCATAGTAATTACTCTCCTTTATACCAAATATTTTTATATCTGTCTACCAACACAGCTTTTTTGATTACTTCAATAGGTGTTAGTATTTCTGCATTTAATACAGCCATCATAATTGCAGGACTATAACCACTAACATAACAAATTCCATCTTTTGCTATTTCTGGGAAGTTGTCGCTATTATTTACATTCCAATAAATTATTTGTGGTAATTCATATCCATTTTGATTGAATTGATCTCTCATATGATTTATAATACCATATTTATCACTACATGTAGTAGCTTGATCAAATTGCATATCAGATATGATCACTAAATGAGATGGCATATCTTCTTGTTTTAGTTTGTTTTCTCTACCTATATTTAATATTCTTAAAAATGCTTTTTGTAAATTTGTATTACCACAATCTCCATTAAATCCATTTAATTTATCTATTAGTCTTGGTTTGTTAGAAATATCATATAAATGAGCATCTCTACCAAATTCTAATATTAAATTCTTAAATGCTTCACTAGGATTTCTTTCAGCTAAATATATTCCCAATGACATAGATACTTCCATAGGTGTTCCCATCATACTTCCACTTGTATCAACCAATGGAATTATATTCATTGGCTTAGTAAAATAATTAGGTAATGCTTTCCATTGTTCCTCTAAAACATCTTCAACATTGAATGGATTAGTTCCATATTTGTGTACTATATCTCTTGGAAATAATACAGATGAATTAATTTTTGTCTTACCTTGTTTTAATTCTTGCAAGTATTTATTAAATCTATCTGTATCTTTTTTATAAAATAATCCATAATTCATATTCATACACTTACTTGGAACACTTGGATAATTAATATTTTCAAATGTATTAGCACAAATATCTCTTTCAACTACTTTTAATAGTTTTCTATATTTGGCAATTTCTTTTTGATAACTATACATTTTAAAATAATTATGAACCTTATTAAATCTACTTAATAATTTCTTTGCCTTTTGTCTAGTATGATTACTTCTACTATTTATAGTTGGTAACCATTTCCAAGCCAAAGATAACTCTTTTGTAACATGTGCATCATATTTAATCTTTTCAGTAAATAAGTATTCAATCATAAACTCAGTTATAGGTTTTGCTAAGTCTTCACTTAAACTAAGATTAAGTTCAATTAAGTCCTTAAATCTACCAAACTCACATATAAACCCTAAGTTATTGTAGATATATTCTCCTTGATTGTTCTCTATTAAATACTTAGCAATAGCAAGAAAATTCTTTCTATTACCCATTCCACCACGACAATCTCTTGAATAAAATAAGGTTTTAATAGTCAATTCTTTGTCTTCATTTAAAGCATTTATAAATAAAGATACTATTTTTTGAGTATCATCATTATAAATATCTCCTATTGTACCAAACAAATCTACTAAATTACTCATTGTGCTTTTATAAACTTCTGCTCCATTAGTAGTATAAGTTTTATTTCCCTCATTAATAAATCCTTGTTTAAAATTCATATTATCACTCTCCTTATAATCTTAACAAGGAATAGAACATATTACCTTTAATTTGAAGTCAAAGTTTTATAATTGCTGTTATGTTCTATATCCTTTAATTTTTAATATTCAAAGAACAAATTTCCACACACTTTCAAAATAGGTTTGGGTATATTTGCTAATTTGTTCTTTATATTAATTATTATAGCATATAATTTTTATTTTGTCAACACTTTATTTTTCCCATTGAGAAACAGGCAATAATCCATATTTTTCTTTTAATAAATTGTAAATAAACATTTTACCTCTTTGTGTCCACTTTGTTAAAAATCTAGCTTCTCCATCTTCACATAAATATGTATTAGATTGACATAATCCTTCTTGTAAATATTTGGCATATAATAACCATTGATTGCTTTGCTTATATTGTATTCCTTGTTCATGTAATATCTTATTTAACTTTATGGCACTTAAACTAAAATCTTTTGCTATTTGAGTTGTCGTTAATAAAGTTTCTGATGAAAGAACACTATCAACATATTCTCCTTTATACTCCAATGGCTTCACATATCCTACTTCATATTCATTAATTGCCACAGCTCTTTCTAAATCACTATTTGCTTTTAAGATATTTAATAGATAACTTTCTTTTTCTGTTATTTGTTTAATTTGTGTTTTTTCTAATTCTTCTTTCATTCTATCAAACTCTCTAATATAAGCAAGTTTAAATTCTTCATAACCTCTAATAGAAAACATATAAAGTAAAAATCCATCTTTTGTTAAAAGATATTCTTTATATTCTTGATAATTTTGTTCATTAATATATGTACTTTCTATTATTGTGGGAGTATGCTCAGAATTGAGCATACCCTTTATAGCCATTGTTTTCAAGATATTTTCCAAATCTCTTACAACATTCCTATGCTCTTTTCCTAATCCATTAGCAATAATTCTACTACTTACTACCAAAACTCCATCTTTGTTTTCAATTCCTAAATTCATAATTTCATTCATATTTAATCATCTCCTTTAACATCTTTTAAATCCTTTAATAATTCATCTATTATTGGATTACTTTGTCTATAAAAATATTTTTCTGTAACAGACATATTCCGATACTTACTTAATAATTCATCACAATATTGTGTCCATTCTTCTTCATTTGGCTCTATCCAAATTCATTCTCCAACTCCATCATCTTCTTCAACTGGAATAGTTCCACAAAATGATAAAGATGGTTTCTTTATCCAACGCCAAACTTTTATTTGTCTTTTTGGTATCATATTATCAACTCCTTTTATAATTTATTTTTATAGCTTATGAATTTAGTTTTATTA